CGCCCTTTTCGGCCTGTTGAATGATGACGCGGGTCGTGGTTCCGTAGTGCTCCACGATGGGGACTTGAGCCTGAGCGACCGCCTGGCCCTGTGTCGCGGTGACGGCTGCGGCCTTGGCCTTCCCGGCGGTGTTGAAGGGGTCGAACCGGAAGCCCATCCCGTGGAGGCCGAACAGGACCAGGGCGGAGACCACGATGGTGGCGAGGATGTAGAGGCCGGAGCGGATCATAGCTTCCACGGTAGCAGGATCACTGGGTTGCTGTTCCCGCACCAGAGACGCCGGTCGTTTTTCCGCACAGAGGGCCATATCCCGTAGGCGGTCGAGTGACGGGCGCAAAGGGCGACAGACGGGGCTGTAGCAGCGACGTGTTCGGCGTAACCGCGCGTTCTCGCCGCAGTTCCGCTACCTCACGCCGCAGCGCCGCCACTTCATCACGAAGGAACTCGATCTCAGTCATTGGCGGTCTCCTGGGTTAATCACTTACGGAACCCCAGCCAAGCCAGCCCAGCAAACAGCAGAACACACCCGGCGCAGATGGTGAGCATGTAGGCGGCGAAGGGGCTCACGCTGGAAGCCCCCCGCTATAGACCGCCCCATGCGACCCCATCGTCATCGTCAGAACTTGGCTGCGCATCCGGGGGCCGTAGGAGACGTGGACCCAGCCCGACGACGGATCGCCCTTGCGATGGGCCTCAAGGATGAGCTGGTCGAACTTGAGGTTGTCGGCAATCCAGCGGGCGAGGTCGAGATTGGAGAGGCCGGGGATTTCGATGTCGGCGGCCTGGCCCATGCCGTGCTGGCTGGTCGAGCTAGACCCCACGGCGCGGTTGACGGCGGGCGAGCGGTAGCCGCTGTTGACGTGAACGGGCTTTCCGAAGTGGGCGCGGATCGGCTCCAGCACATTCACGCAGAGAGCCTTGAGGCTGGGCATGACATCGGACGGGGCGACGTTGGGCAGGCCGGTGTTGGTGGTGGTCATCTCGGCAAGCGAGAAGTGGGGTGTAATGTGGGTCATGGCTTAGTGACCTCCGTTGTCGTAGTGGTGGTGACGACAGCGGGGGCCTCATCCTGATCAATGGAGCCGGACACCCCGTCCTTGCCGCCCTTGAAGTTGATGTTGAGCCCGGTGATTGCCGCCAGGGCCACCAGCGTCAGGAGCGCGGCGGACACCATGCCGTAGCCCAGCCAGTCGATCTGCTGGGCTTGGTGAGCAGGCAGCCAGGGGCCGAGCCAGATCACAACCCCGAACCCGACCATCACCAGGGTCAGGGCCATCGCCCCGCCGATCTGCGCCCAGATTTTCACCGGGGCCGCAGCCAGCATCGCGCGCCAGATTGAGCCGATCATTTGATATAAAACAGGGACATGATCTGATCACGCAAAGCGCCGATCAGAACGCCGATCAGGAAGATCCCGGTGGACATGACCGACTGAAACCGCTCAAGGGCGCCCAACCGCTTCTCGACCCCTACGTCCTCAAGGGCCTTCATCCGAGCCTTGATGTCTGCGAGGTCTTCGGCGTGCTTGATATCCATCACGTCGCACCGCGACGATAGCGATCAGGAGCACCACCAAACACCAGACTGCGAAGGCGGCGTACAGCATCGGCGCTCCCCGGCCATGCGCCCGCGATGAATTGCCCAAAGCCTAGCACCGACAACCCGAAGGCGTAAGCTATGTCTATGCTACCGATTGGCGCATCTTCCGATCTCACAAACCAGAATCCCGCGTGCCACGCCAGTTGAACCGCCAGGAGCGCGAGGAGGGCGACCTTGTAGCGGTCCCAGTGGCCAGGACATCTCGATAGGACGAACAAGCCCACGGCGAGGTCGGTAAAGGCGTAGAGCCTTACGTTCTCAGGCCATGTTCCATGCATGGCGAGCGTGGTGTAGGTTGCCAGCGATGCCGTCAGAGCTAGGGCTACCCCCTCCGCATCAGCCCGCGCCCTTGAGCGGGGCATGACGATGCTGAGAAGGAAGATCAGCCCGCAGGCGATGAAGCTGACCGGAGTGACCCAGACGGCGCTCATACTGGCTTACTGCGGCTTGGGGATGGGGGACGTGATCGAGATACCGCCCGTCTCGCTCACGTCCTGGTGGATCGCGTAGAGCGCGCGGTGAGCGATAGCGGAATGGCGAGCCGCGCGCTTCTTCAACGGGCCGTCTTCATGAGCCGCGATCTGGGCGTCAAGTTCGGTGAAGCCGGTGGCGAAGTAGGCGGCAAGTTCATCGGGGGTCATGGTTTCAGGTCCATCAAATGTTAAACGTCTGAGGGCTTGCATTGGGCCGCCTGTACAGGTCGGCCCCCCGCACGGGGCTGGGTCCTCCGGGGTGTCTCAAGCACTCCGGGGGACTGATGAGGTTGGTCGTATCCATGCTCGGGATGATAGCTTTCCGAGCGGTGTTCTCAGTGGGTCGCACTTCGGCATCGGACTTGGAGGCCTAGGCGTCGGGGCCACGATTGGTTATCGTTCCCGCCATGATTGACTTCAGATCCATTCTGGATGCGTGGCTTTGCAGGACAAGGCCGGATGATCCGCGCCTTTGGCACAAGTGGGTCGTGGCGTTTCCTGTCCGCTTACGGGCGGGCGGGGTTTCGACCGGCATGGGCCAGCTCTGGCGGCGCAAGGGCGAGCGCGGCTGGGAGTATCAGGAAGACGAGCCCACGATGGAAGAGCTTCAAGCCGACGCCTGGTGACCCGCCCCGCCTTAGCGGGAGATTTGCCGCTCGAACGTCGCCAGCGGCCATACCTTGCGGGTCATGTTGTTGAGCACGATCCGGTCGCCGGGGACATTCACGATCAGAACTTGGTGGAACCGGCGGAACCGCTTGCCGGGGATGGGAACCCGAACCACGCGCAGTTCCAGGTCGGCGGGATCGACCCCAGCAGCCACCAGGGCGTCATGCTTGTCCCGGCTGTAGTTCTCGCAGTCATAGCCTGGAGGCTGACCCCAGGCCCCGTTGACCTGGGCGTTGACCCGTTCGGCTAGACCGCGATCAGCCGCCATAGAAGGTTCCCCAAGGAGACAAGCGCCCACCAGGAGAGCGGCGCCCCAATGACGATGACGAGAAAGCCCACGACGCCCAAACCCCGACAATCCCCATGTGTGTGTCATTTCTCCCTGAATATAGGGATAATGTCACAGGTAGTCTATACGTAGCAGGGTGTTAGGGTGCCGCCATGGATTGGAATCGACGGGTTAAGTTGCTGCTGCGCGCCGAAATGCTCCGCCGGGACGTGAGCGTGCCTCAACTCGCCCTGTTGATGGAGGAGAACGAGAAGGGCTTGGCGAACAAGATCAGCCGGGGTTCGTTCTCCGCCGCATGGCTTGCCGAGGCTCTGACGAAGATGGGCGCGCGCAGTCTAGATCTGGACTAGGCGATCGCGATTTCGGCGACGGTCGCCGCCGCCATCTTGCGCTCCTCTGATAGGACAAGTTCCTTCAGGTTTCGCATATTCTCCAGCGCCCAAAGCTCGAACAGCTCGGCGTTGGTTCGATCCCTGAGGTTGCCGTTGTCCAGGACTTGACCATATCGGCTCTTCATGGCCGCAATGGCTCGGGTGACGTCTCCAGCAGACAGCGTGAAGGCGCGGGATTGAGACGCAAGGGTGTAGGTTAAACTTGCCATGGTGGGGGCTCCTGGCGGTCTTAGCTGGCGGGGGTCGCCGCCTCGATTTCCTTGGCCCTGGCCGCGTCGGCGGTATCGTACAGTTGCAGCAGAAGGGCGTTTCGGCGCTCCAACAGGGCGCCGACCTGGGCTTTCAGAGTGAGGTTTTCCGCCTTCAGCGCCTCTTTCTCAGGATCGAGCGCGGAGGGTTTGGCTTTGGCTTGGGTCAAGTTTTCAACTCTACGGTTCGATGGCGACTTGCTGGGCGGCGCCGGTGGCGAACAGGGCCATAAGGCGTGTCTTGCCGGCTCCGTTGTCTTCGGCGTAGAAGCGCACGCTGTCGGTGGCGGGGGCGGAAGGCGCCGTCATTTCGCGGACCTCAATGGCAGCGCCGGCCGTCGTGGTCGCATTGTTGATGCGGAACACATTCGCCACCGGGAACCGCAAGGCGCCATTTGCGCCAAATGTCAGTTGGCTGCCGCCAGACAGTGTGATGTCGTTGAGAAATGACGGCGTGCTGACGAAGGTGACGACGCCGCCGAAGTTTACCGTGCCCGTCACCGCCAGAGCGTTAGACCCGATGGTAGCGCCGCCAAGCGCGAGCGAGGTAAGCGCAATGGCATTGGACCACACCGGAGCCGTCCCCGTCCCCGCCGAGGCCAGGACACTACCAGCCGCCACAGCCGCACGCCGCGCGAACGACGTGGTGCTGTCGGCATAGAGCAGATCGCCGATCACGGGGACCAGGGCCGCGCCTAGGCCCCCCTTGAGGGGGGCCACGAAGGTCGATAGGCCGGTGGACGGAGGAAGGCCCGTGGCGTTGGTGAGAACGCCTGCCGCTGGGGTCCCTAGGTCCGGCGTTACCAGGCTCGGAGACGCCGATGTGAACGTCTTGATCTGATCTGCTGTGATCTTGACCGTGGCGGCGCTTTGGACGGCGGGAAACGGCTCAGTGCCGGAGAGCGCCGTTCCGGCGGGGAGGGCTGAAATTTTGGTGTTGGCCATGGTCAGGATTCCAGAAGAATGTAGTCGCCGCTTTCCATCAGCAGCACGTCGCCAGTTTCGAGGAGAAGGTCGCTTCCCACGCCGGTCGATGCGTCGAAGGTGCCAAGCGAGCTGAAGTTGTAGGCGCCGTAAGCGTCTGCTAGCGCCTGCATTGCGCCGTTGATCTCGGTGAACGCGGCGCTCAGTTTGATGTTTATCCACGCTAGAAACCTGCCGTCGAAATCCCCATCTGGAATCCCGGCTAGAGTGAACAGCGCGTGCCAGTCGCCCTCATAGGCTTCAGTGGTTCCCGTTACGGCGCGAACGCTTGCCTGCCTGTATCCCTGCTGGCTCATGCCGCGCCCTGCGGGTATGGATCGCGGTTGATGGCCACGAGTTTAAGTTGCTGATCGCCTTGGCGAAGTTGGAGGTCTTGGGCCTCAAGGGTCGCATCCATGCGCGCCCGTTCTGTCTCGGCCTGTTGGACCATCTGTTCGGTCTGCTGCTCGATGGCGGCGACTTGAACGGCGGTCTGATCTGGCGGAGGAGCGGCTTGACCTTGGCCCGGAGGGGGAGCGCTCGCGGCTTCCTTCACCAACTTATCGATGGTGGAGTCGATAACGTCTTCGAGCGTCCGGCCCGCACGGAACCGACGCAGCGCGAACTTGATCATCTCACCGACCATGGGCGCGATGGCGGGCTGGGCTACGATGGCCGGACCCCATTGCTGAACGAGGTTGCTCAGAGCGGAAAGAAGCTCGACAGTCCGTGCCTTCTCTTCCTGCTCGTTGGGTTCGATGGTGCTGTCGGTCTCGATATCGATGCGGAACTGGCGCAGGGCGTTGTCCTGCAATAGCGCCTCGACATCTTCCCATGTCGGGGAGGTCAGGACTTCCTGAAGCTCCTCGGGGATTTGCGGCGGAGCCATCGGCGGCCCGCCATTGTGACCCATGGGGGCCTGAGCGGGCCCGCCGGGTTGAGGCGGTTGCATGGCCTGGGCTTGCGCAGCTTGGGCAGCTTGCGCTTGGGCCTGAACGAAAAGCTCCTGAACCTTCAGCTCGGCTTGCTGCTTTTCAGCATTGGTCGGAAGCTTGACGCCGCTCATGGCGCGCAGTGTGTCCGCCGAGAACTTCTCGGCGATCACCTCGCCCTTGATGCGCAGAATGTCGCGGGCGAACCGCTGCATCTCGATCTGGCGGTCTCGGACCCGAAGGGAGCCCCACTGCGCCTTGATGCCCTGAGCCGCCGCCGTCTCCCGAGGGTCGGACGCCCCACGCAGAATGTCGGCCACCCCCGTGATCTGGTAGACGTCGTTCATCAATTGCTGGCGGGCCTGGACGCAGGCTTGAAGGGCCTGCACAACCATCGTGATCGGGAACCACTCGATCTTGCCGTTGATGCCCCCGCCGTCCTTGAGGCTCTGCCACTCAGGGACAGGGATCATGACGTTGGTGTCGGCGTTCAGGAGGTTGTTCAGATTGGTCTTGATGTCCCCGGCGTAGAAGCCGCGAACCTTCAGGGCCTTCTGGAGAACCGCGATCCGAGCCGTGAGATCGTCAATCTCTTCGGCCTGGTCCTGGTAGTAGACATAATCCGGAACCGGCAGGGTGGAGTCGTTCGCCGTCGTGCCCAGCAGGGGGCGTGGGCATGGGAAGAAGCCGTCGAGGCCTAGGGGGTCGTCCCGCTCATCAAGCGGCCCCTCGCCATATGACTTGCTGATCCAGTAGGCTTTCTTGCTGGCCTTATCCCAGATTTCGTAGACAGCGGCCTTTTTGTCGATGCTCTCTTCAATGCCCCGGCTCGTGGTCTTCGGACCCCAGTCGAGCGGAACCTTCTTGCCAATTTCCTCGCCGAAACGGTCGATGAGTTGGTCTCGGTCGAGATAGACCCGGCGCCAGACGTAGGGGACCTCATCCCAGGTGCGGGCGACGCCAGTCCCGAAGTCTTCCCAGTTCACGTAATCGGTGATGCTCTCCTCGAACACCACGGGCTCGTAAGCTTCGCCCTCGGCGTAGAAGCCATTCTCAGGGTCGCCTTTGACGCTGTCGACCTCATAGGCGTTGCCGTCTTCGTCGGTGTAGCTCTCCACGTCCTCGCCGTTGGTGACGACTTGGAGGGGGATTTGCGGGATGACCTGGGGGCCGTGGGTCGGGACGTAGCGTTCCCAAGTTTGGCCTCTCCCGATGAGCACGAAGTCGAAGCTTGTGGCGCGAAGCTTGCCGTCCAAGTCTTGCCGATCCACGCTGTAGCTCAGGCAGCGCTCGATGATCTCCGAGGCGATCCGCGCAACCGGGTCTGCATCCTTGAAGCGGCGAGAGACGACGGGCTGCGGGGGGCGGGCGTAAATGGCCGGCTGGATGGTCTGGACATTCGTCCAGAGCATGGCGAAGCGCCGGACGGCATCGTTCTCGCCGTGGTCCTTCCGGTATCGCTTGACGATCTTCTTGGCGCGGTCGAGCCACTTGCGTTGCGACTTCTCGGAGACGCCGAGTTCGCCGATCCACTTTTGGGCGCATTGCGCGCGTTTGCGCTGCTCGCGCTCGGCTTGTTCTTCGGGCGTGAGTTCCGCAGCGATCATGCCACGAGAGTACGTCTCTGTGGGGCTTTCTCAGCGGAACGCGACCCTAGAGGCCGCCTTATTGACCCTCGGGGCCAAAAGCGCGACATTCACCGAATGAAGGTCTTTCAAATCTCGGCCCTGGCGTTCTTCGCCCTGACCGCCTGCGCCACCGGCCCCATCGCCGAGTCCCCAAAGGGAAACCTAATTGCGAGGGCCAAGATCCTCAGCAAGAACGATCTCTCCATCACGATCAGCCACAGCAAGTGGGGCAAGTCCACGGCTTTCCAATGGGCCGATGAGCACTGCCGTTCGGCTGGCAAGGTCGCGGTCTATGCGGGCGGAACACCGGAGATGGCGGACACCATTTCGACGTGGCGATGCTCCTGATCGTGGGCAAGATCACAGACGCCGAATATACGATCATCCACCATGCCCACCGAACCCCGTTCTGGCGGCGCATCAGATGGCCAGCGATTATCGGGATCGGACTGCTGGCGACCTCAATAGCCGCTCACAATGCGCTTAGGGACGCACCGCAGGAAGCGTCTCGACGCGACGCCCTTGCGCCGCTGCAATCGCAAGAGCCTCAAGCTGCTGCAACTGGCGTCCAGCCGGAACGACACGTCGGGCCTCGCGGATGAGCTCGGTCGCCCGCGCCGGTTCGGCGAGGATGGCTTCGGCCAACTGCCCTGCGTTGCGCTCGACGTTGTAGCGGAAGAAGGCGTCTCCAAGCTTGCGGAACACGCCGGGGGGGTTGAGGCCGGTGGAGGCGACTTGGCCCAGCATCCCCGTCTCGCCCAGCTTCTTCAGGTCTTCCATGTTGTACGCGGTCATGGAGCCGGGAGCCTGGCGCTTGCCGGTCGCGGCCAGGATTTGGGTCAACTCATCGAATTGACCGGCTTGACCGGGCCGGGCAGCATCAATCCCCGCACGCAGGGTAGCAGCCTGCTCAGGGTTCCCGGCGATGGTCGCGGCGAATTTCGCGCCCCCCCATTGGTTTGGGCCCGCCTGTAGGTTCTGCGTCGCCTCATTCATGGTGTTCATGACGTGCTGACGGATAAGGGCGGGCGGAACCTCTGGGTTCTGCTGCATGAGCATTTGAACCGCGCGCTCGGTTTCGTTCGCGGCCCCTTCGAGAGGCGCGGACGGGAACAAGGCGCGAGTTTGACCGGGGACGCTGTCGGTCGCGGAGATCGCTCCGAGGGGGCCGCGCTGAAGCGGTTCAAGCTGCGCCGCCCGACCGGATGACACAATATCGCGGGCCTGCGTCCAGTCGGGGGACGCGCCAGCCGCGATCTGTCGCGCCTGGCCTGCCGCATCACCAAAGGCCGCCGACAACTGATTGTTGCCGTTCGGGTTCATCGGGCCGGGGCGGGCGTTTTCGCCCAGCGTGTCGAGATGCTTTACGACCTCGTTTATGACGCTGAGGTTTTCGTCCGGAAGATTGCGAAGCGGAGCCCCCAGGACGGGATGGTTCCGAACCTGCTCCAGGGCGTGGCTATAGGCTGGGTTCTGACGCAGAGGAGCCAAGACCTCAGGCGCGACGTTCTGAGTTTCGAGGGCCTTATAGAATGGATCTGCCTCGGCGTTGATCCCTTTGCGAACGCCCGTGAGAACGTCATCCGCCGCCGTCTGCGCTTGGGCTCCGATCATCGACGGGTTCGCGGTCGGTGGAGAGATGTTGTCGGCGAATTGCGTCACCGCCCCACGGACTTGCTCGGGCCGCTGCGACATGACCGGGGTAATGCGCTCAGAACCCGCCTGAGTGCCCTCCAGAACGCGTTGGAGCCTACCCATGCCTGTTGAACCACCCGCCACCTGCTGAAGGGCTTCGGCCTGCGTCAGGGTCACGCCACGAGCTGCGGCTTGTTCTCGCAAAGCTTGGGCGGCGGCGATCTGGTCATCCGTTGAGCCCCGAGCGGCTTCCGCCAGCATTCGGACGCCAGGACGCGGCGAACTGGCAAGCTGCACACCTCCGGCCCCGAGCAGAGCCCCAAGCACGCGCGCATAGGGTTCTACTTTCGACCCCTTGGTCATCTGCCCAGCCGTCTCCGACGTAAGCGCCGGCACCACCACGTTCGCTCCCTTGACGAACAACGACCCCGGCATGAGGGCTCCTGGCGCGAATTGCCCGATTGTGCGCGCATACTCGCCAGAAACGGTCTGCGGCTTGTGGTACTTTGGGTTCCCGACGAATGTCTCGACATCCTTGGTGGTCGGGGGCGCGCCATCGGCTTTCGGGAGAACCGCCAGAACGCGGTTCATAGTTTCAGGTTTTACGCCTACAGCGGCCCCACCTCCTGACATGAGGATGCGCGCCAAGGTCGCGGGCGTCGGGATGTTGATCGGCCCTTGGGCAGGGCCGTCCTTGAGCGCCTTGGCCAACACCTCGCCAGACCCCTTGGGGGCAAAGCCACGCGCCTCGGCGGCCCCAACGCCCTTTTGCATCAGCCCTTTGGTGAAGGCGATGGCGTCACCCGGAAGCCCGAGGAACTGCGCGCCCCCCTGCTGCCCTCCGGACAGGAGCGACATTCCGATGTCAGCGGCCTGGGAGACCTTCTTGACCGGAGCTTCGACGAATTCGGCCCATGGATCGCTCATCGGTTCGGCACCGTTCCGACACGGCCATCGGGCAAGAGGATTTTAGATCCTGGCGGATACTTACGCGCCTCTTCCGGGGTCTTGACGAGATAGGGGTTTTGGGCGGTTCCTGGCTCACCGCCCTTGAACTGCCGTGCCGCGTCGAGTTGGGCCGCCGGCAGTTGACCAGACCACCCAGGCGCACGCCCGCTGCGGTCGATCAGGTTCGGGTCTGGAGCCGGAGGGGCGTTCTGGGCAGCCCAGCCGAGCGCCTGCGCCGTCTCCTGCGGGAAGACGTATTGCTCGAACGTACCGGGTCCAAAGGTCTGATCAGCGATGGGCCGATAACCCATGACGCGGGCCTTGTAGTTGTCGTTGAGCGACCCATAGAGCTGGTTGGCCGTGTTCAGGATGCCTTGACGGATTTTCGGATCGGCGAAGAAGCCCTCGCTGGTCATATAGCCCTTGGCGCCGGCGATGCCGCCTTGGATGCCTTGGCCTTTCAGTTGCAAAGCCACGTCACCTTCACGCACCACGCCCTCATCAATCAGCTTTTGCAGACCGTTGACCATGGCGATGTCGCCGGGGCCGTTCTGTTGAGCAAAGCCGGTGCGGACTGCATCGACGTTCCGCTTGAGCTGAAGCGCCTGGTCCACCACGGTCTTGATCTCGCTGCGGATCTGCTGCGACCCTTGAAGCACATTCATGGGGTTGCGTGGATCAGCCGGAGAACCGGAGATCGGCGCCATCCCCTGGGGTCCGTTCAATTGATAACCGCTCGGAGGCGCTTGCACGCGCGCCGGGTCCGCCGGCCCCCCCTGGATCGGCTGATAGCCATTCGGCCCGGCATTGTAGCCGGACGGCGGAGCGCCGGGCGCGTCCTTGAGGTTGCCCAAGGGGTCGCGCTGGACGAAGAGGCCTTGCGGCGCGTTGGGTAGCCCAGCAACCTGCGCGGCCATGGTCTGGGTTTGCGCTTCCGGCTGGATCGGGATCATGACGGGTTGACCGCCCTGCCCCGGCGTCTTGGAGACGTAGAAGCTCACGCCATTCTGTTGGATGATCTGCGCCTCGGCAGGCTGCGTCATCTTCTCACGAAGCTGCATCGCCATCTGGACGCCCTGGTCGTGATAGCGAGGATCGTTCAGGAGTTGGGCGACGTAGTCGACCTGCTCCTGTGACGGCTTCCACGTCGGCCATTGCGGGCTTGCCGCCGCCGGGGTCTGCGCTTGGGGAGGCATCCCGGCGGCGGCGCCCCCTGCGACCGGGGGAGAGCCACCCGGCGCGGAAGGGAATTGACCTTGCGGCATTTCCTGAGGTGCGAATTGCACGTCAGGGCCGTTGGGATTGGGTGGGGGCGGAGGCGGCGGAACAGCCGGCTCCGGCGGTCTGGCCTGAGCGTTGGGCTCAAGGTCAAAGAACCTATGGCGGCCCATGTCTCGGCCAGCGCCGTTATCCCACGCGGGCGGAGCGCGACCCAAGGCGCTTTGCGCGGTCGGGCTGTAGAAGTGATCCGCTCCGCCCGTAGGGTCCTGGCCGTTCAGGGCGGGCGTGATGTTGCGAAGGATCGCCTGATACTGCTCGCTGCTTGGGTCGAGGGACGCCATTTGGGCGCGCGTCTTCGGATTGCCCCATGGCTCAAACTGCTTCGGTTGCAGGACCACCTGTTCAGGCGTCAGGCCTCGGCTATTGGCGCGGTTCAGGATGACGGCGGCCACGCCCTGTTGGCCCTCTGGAGGCTCGCTTCGCGCCTCGCCCCAGACCGTGCGGACGATCTTGTCGACGGATGGGGTAATCTGCGGCATTCCAACCGGCGTCGGGGGAGCGCTTCCCACAGACGGCATCGCCTTGGGCATGAACTCAGTGACGGGCGTTTGCTCCGGGGCGCGCGGAACAATCGACTCCGGCGTTGACGTCGGGGACAAGGAAGGCGGGCGAAGCGCCCCGAGCAGCGAACTCGTCTCATTCTGACGATCCGCCTTGAGCGCCTCCAGGGTCGCGTCTTTCGCCTTGTTGTTGGAGCGCTGAAGAATGGCCGTCGCCAGCAGCTTCGCCCCCAACTCCCCATAACCACCCGTGATCTTGGAGCCATCGGTCTGGAGCTGCTTGAGGGCGTCTTCCAGGTACTTGCTGCGCCGGACGGCCTGCTGGGTCTGGACGCCGTATCTCAGCGCCGCCGCGAGGTCAGCGGGAAGCGCGGCAGCCATCAAGCCGCCTCCAGGCCAGCATAGTTGACGGCCATGTACCCATCACGACCCTTGACCACCAGATCGGGACGGATGCGCTTGACCTCGTCAGCCATGACGCCGGTGTGGACCTCGGGCGCATTCAGATAGCGGTATTTGTAGACCCCGAGCCCATCTCGGCGCGTGCCGATGCGGACGATGTCACGCTTGAGCCGGCGGTCGGATGCCAGGATGGCGGCGGACCCGAGCGACATCAGACCGCCCATCAGACCCGACTGGCTTTGCGCGGCGCGGTTCGCCGCAGCCTGCGCGGCCTGCTGCTGTAGGGCATACGCCCCCGTCACGTCCGTCTGCCCGACCTGGGATGGGGTGTACGAAACCCCTTGAGGCGTCCCAACCTGCCCGTTGCCCATCAGGGCCGTGAACTGGTTGATCGGCTGGTTTTGGACGTAGGCTTGCTCTTGAAGGGCCTGGTTGCGGGCCGTGTTCGCAAGCTGAGCGTTCGACATGTCCTGTCCGAACTGCTGACCAACGGCGGTGTTGTTAAAAGCCGCCTGACCCTGGTTTTGCGCATACATCTGCGCCGCCGCCTGGTTGGCGAATTGACCCTGCGAGGCCTGGCGCCCAAAGAGCGCATTGGCCGCATCCTCACCAGCCCCAATCGACGAATAGGCGGCCTGGTTATAGGCGTCGGTGCGCTCACGGCCCTGGTTGGCCATGGCGTCCTGATAGCCGGTCGAGTTCTGGCTAAAGCCTTGGTTGGCGAGGCGCGCGCGCGTTTGATCTTCCCGCTGCGCCCACATGGGGTCAAGGCGGCTTGTGGCCTGCCCGTAGACGGCGTCGATGGCTTGCTGGCGCGCAGCGTTGAGGTCTCCCCCAACCTGACCCTGCACGGCTTGGCCAGGATCAAATGAGGTTTGGAGCGGCCCGCTGTTGACGCTCGTCGTCATGCCGGGAAGCCTGGAGAGGTCCAGCGGGTTCGCCAGCGCTTGCCCGACACGACCGATCTGCTCGCCCGCCACCCCGTAGGCGCCATTCGTAGCGGCCTTACTCAGGTCGTAGGACTGCTGCTCAGCGGGGGACAGGGTAGTGTATTGCGTGTAGCCGCCGGGCTGCGACGGGTCGGCCTCGTAGCCTGTCGTTCCGGTCGGGCCGCGCGTGCCGACCATGTTCAGTTTTTGCTGCGCGGTCGCGGACTCGATGTTTGCCGCCGCCTGCGCGTTGGCGACAACGACAGGATCAGGCGGCGGCGGCGCGCTCGGGGTGGACTTGCCCATGGCTCAGGCTTTCCCGTTTGGGCTGACTGAGGGGGTTTTGCGCCCACTCCTCAGCGAGAAGACCGTAGATGATTGCATTATCGTCACCGAACCCACGCCGAACCGATCCCTCTCGCTTGAAGCCAAGACCTTCGAGGAACCGCCTGGCACTCGTCGCTCGGCGCGGTGTGACGGCGGTACAACGTTGACATTCTAGCTGGGTGAATGGGTATCTCAGTAACCCGCCAACCATCTCGCGCGTCAGCCATCGCGAAGTGCTCGATGCGCAGGAAAGCTCAACGCTCCGATTGTATCGATCGTAATTGTGATAGACGACGCCGCCGACAAGCTGGTCATGGCGATCCACGACACCAATCGCCGCGCCAGGGCCGAACATCTCGCCATATCCAAAGTCGGGAATTCGCACCGCCATGTGCGGAATGTGTTCGGCCACCCAATGAGCGACGGCCCGGTCTTGGTTGAACAGAAACCTCAAAGCTGCCCCCCGGTCTGGAACAAGAGATCAAATCCGATGCATTGAACCGTGACATCCAAGGGGAGATTTGGACGCGTCAGGATGTGGTCGGTCCCGCCGGGGCCAACGACGAGAAGGTCCGTCAGGGCCTCGTTGACGGCGACCCGATCAACGTCATCAGCTCCAACGATGCTCACCCGCATCCGGGGTGAAGCGACGTAGCCATTCCCCGTCGCCCCGGTCCAGTCGTCTCGGGTTACGTCTGAGTCTGTGGGGCTGATGTCGCCTGGCGTCACGACGGTCTGTACGGCGGTCGGAATGGTGTTCTTGTCGTAATCGGTGACGACATTTAGGGCGGGACGCACAATGGATGGCGCGCGGAGTAGGGCCCGAACCATGCCAAAACTCTTGGTGATCGTGCGGTTCCCGAAGTCTTGGAAGGCCGGAAGCACGTCGGCGACGATGGTTTCCCCATTGTCGCTGGCCCCGATATCCCAGCGGTAAACACCCTCAGTCGATCCGAAGTAGATTTCCCCGTTGGCCGTTTCCCAGCAGAACGAATTTATGCCCGTAAATCGGCACCATGCTCCACCCTGGAGCGACCGAACATACTGGACGGAGGATACAAGCTCCTCAGTCGGAATGTTGAGAATGATCAGGGATCCGCGCCCCGAGTAGAGGATCGGTTGCCATCCGTAGTTGGCTCCGTAGCTGCTGGATGACTCTGAGATTGTCGGGCCGATGCTCCGGCTCAGGGCCTTCTTCCACAACTCCTCGACTGGTGTCGCCATGATGGCAGATAGCGGGAAGACGCCGCCCTCCGTCACCACAAGGAGGTCAGCCCCGTATTCGATGATGCAGCGATCACCAACCGGCTTGGGGATATTGTAGACCCCCACCAGGGCCCAATCGTTCACGTCTGATGGGTTGTTGCCCTGGTAGATGGCGACTTGGCCCTCATTGGTGAGGTAGGCGGCGTAGTCGTCAGGGCCTTGGCCACCGTCCAGCGTCCATCGGCCAAGACCCACCAGATAGCCGCCCTTCGAGAACAGAGGGCCTAGATCCAGCAGGCCGGCGGCTCCAGCAATGGCATTTGTATCGAGATACCAGACCCTAAGCGTCTCCTTCTCCACGAAATGGAGGCGGAACTTGTGGGCCATGACGTATTTGAGGTCCGCCGGGGTCAGGGTGATGGAGCCGGACGATCCCGTTATGGCCGTCGTGGTGAAGTTGGTTCCGTCGTACTTCATCGGCGTCTGAGCGCCATTGATGAGAATGGCGTACCGACCAGCATCGTTTGAGAAGTTAGTGTAATTCCAACGCGCAGAGACGGCGCTGACGTACTCGGCAGACGGAAGGGCGCCCGCAGTCGTGACGTTGTAGATGTTGGCTCCCGAGCACGCGAATAGCTTGTCCCCCGATGCAGCACCTCGCCAGGCCACAAGGGTCTCAACCGCATCTGCGGTCCCAGTGCATTGCTCGATATAGCCCCGGCGCATCTCGATATAGCCGCCGCGCGGAATCCAGTTGTCCAGGATCACGGCATTTGTCTTGGGCATGTTCGCCAAGGCCGATTCCGTATCCCACCCCCCCACAGGCGCGGAGATGGAGCGCGCGATGGAAACCTGGCGACGGCCAGGGTTTTGATAGACGGCTTTTCTCATTTGGCCACCCAGCCCGTGTTTGTCGCCGCGCCGGTTTCCTTGACGTAGAAGGCCGTGCTTGTGCCGCCATCGGTGCGGCGGAACGTGGAGCCGACCGGGGCCTCAACCTCTCCCTCAGGGCTTCCCGTGCCACTCATATCCTTGACGGTCCCAATGACGATTCCGGCAGCCGGAAAGGTCTGCGCCTGCGTCCAGGAATTGGCCGTTGAGAAGATGGCCGCAAGGATGGCGTTGAGTTGCTTGCGGAAGTTTTCGAGGTTCTGGATCGTCTGGATTACGAAGGCCACACCTAGAGCCCCCAATTGCCCTGGGGAATGTTCGGGCGACCGGGGAATCGATAGCGATCCAAGCCAGAGATATCGAGCGCGCGGGTTCCCCCGTCGTTCCCGGCGCGCATCTCCACCTCGCGCTCATAGGTGTCATAGTCCTGGCCGTATTCGAGACCCTTGGCCTGCTTCCAGCGCCAACGGAGGCCAAGTTTCAGCAGTTCCTCATCCAGATACGACGTGTCGTCGTCCGAGGTGAATTCCTCTTTCGCGACGTCGGCGCTGCTCTTGGCGTAGTAGCTGGAGACGTACTCATAGGCGATGGTGTCGCCATCCGGGGGAACCGGGTTGACGATGAACTGCCCTTCCCGCTCCCGGAACGCGAGATAGACGAACCCGAGAGAAGGTTGAGCCTGGAGCGCCTGCCATTCCTGCGGCGTCACCGGGCCGATCATGTAGCGTTGCTGAGTGCGGTTGAAGAAGGTGTCAGGGATGAAGCGGTCGAGATCCACCGGGATTGGCATGTTCGTCTGCACTTCGGTCGCCGTGGTGACGAAGGTCTCTTGTTTCGTCATGGACTGCCAGATCGTACGACCCGTGAGAGCCTTTGCCTCCTCCTTAAGAAGTTCAAACATCTGAATGACTTGCTGGTCTGTCGAGGTCACAACGACGGTTGGGCGCGTCAGGGAAAGACGGCCCATGGTTGCCTGGACAATCGACAGAACGGTCATCTAGCGGGCTTTCCGGGACTTGTAGGGGCCACGGGCCTTACGCGCAGGCTTGGAGCCTCCGGGCTGCCCGTCGCCGTCGTGGTCAAACTTGGCGGGGTCCGCGCCATTGAACGGCTCAGGTTCCGGCGTAATGGTCTCGTGGACCACCTCAGGAGCCTCATAGGCGGCCCTGGCGTCGTCCTGCGGCTCTCCAGCCACGGTTTGCAGGAACAGGCCCCACGCTTCGGCATGGTCGATGGAGTCGCGTTCCTTGGCCTTGCGGGGACCGATGATGTTCGTCGGGTCAATGACAAACTCGAACAGGATCTCCCCATTCTCCCGGAAGAACCGGGCGCCGCGCGAGGGGATGACGTTGCGCTCAAGGGCGGTCATTCGCTCTGCCCCAGTTGATCGGACAGGGAGGGGGCGATGATGGGCGCAGGCTCCGCATTCGTAAGCGCCAAGGGCGCCGCATTGGCCGTGGCCGCGACCATCTTGTCCATCTGCTCTCGCATGGCGTCCATCTGAGCCTTCATGGCTTCCATAGTCCCACGAAGCTCGCTGTTCTCAGCCGCAAGCTTTTCGGCGGGAGCTGAGCCGGCGGCTTGCTCCAGCATCCGTTTTGCCGCGTCGCGCAGGGGGAAACCACCCATCGGCAGGCACTTGGAAAGCTGATCGTCGCTGAGGTTGGCGAGCTGCTCCACGGTCTTGATGTGGAAGAACCCGAGTTCCTCGACCTGGGAGCGCGTCACCTTGGGCCATTCCGCCAGGGGCGTTCCCTCAGTCGGGGCCTCTTGCTGGGCCTTGAAGGCGGCGTAATACTGCGGCCAGCGGCGCTTGTGCTCCTCCTTGACGTAGGAGTGAACCTCCGTCTTGCGGTCGCCAGGAACGCGGATCTCCACCATCTCGCGGTCCTCGAAGACGGGTTTGCCTTCGCGCTCGGACTTGAAGATGCTTTTCTCGGGCTTCAGGTAGAAACGCGGGATGACGTTGTCGGCGTGCTGGCCTGGCGTCGGAGGAGTGAAGTCGGGGGTGAAGTCAGAGAAGCTCATCGCTTAAACCTCGCGAGTGATGGTAGCGCGCACCGTGCAATACGGCGGTCCCGGAACTTGCGCCTCAACCGGGAACTCCTGCTGCGCGGTGACATGAATTGCCCAGCCTTGGCTGCGCGCTCGATCAAGGGCGACATTCAACGCAGACACGGCGTCAATCACCGCCTGCGCTTCGTGCTTAGGCATCACAGGCGGGCCGCCCACCGCCTGATTGACTTGGCGCTCATAGTCGGCAAACGGGTTTTTAGCGTTTTGCTGGTTACTTCCTTGAAGGTCGCGAAGTCGCGCCCCAAGATCAGCGGCTTGGAAATTTTGCTCGCTCATGGATTTCTCCTGAAGACCTTGTCTTGACCGATGCGGCCTGTTTGCGTGTATCCGAGCGCCTCAAGCCACACCTGAAGCGCGCCGTCCTCAATTCTGAAGGCTCGGTGAAGGCCCTTGTCCTCAACGGCAATCGTCGGGCTGAAGCGTTCGATGGTCTGGCGAGCGCCCTTCAGCGCGGGAAGCTCAGCTCCCTCCACGTCCCACCAAATCGCGTCGCACGCGGCGAGGTCGAGACTGTCGATGGTGATTACCGGCGTTACGCCTGCGTCGAAGTCCACCCGATGGGCGCCGCAGTTGCCGGGCCTGACCACTAGAGGCGTACAGACGCCTGCTTCCTCGCCCAACGCGCCATAGGTCGCCGAAACGCGGTTGAGGCTGTCACGGGCTGTCAGATTGCGCCCTAGACACATGTAGTTGGTCGGGTCCGGTTCGCAGGTGATGACGGAGGCGAAGTGATCAGCCAGGGCGAGCGGGTAGGTCCCGACATTGGCCCCTGCCTGGACGATGCAGTCGCGGCCCCGAATGTGCGGCAAAATGGCCTTGATGGCCGGATCGCAGTCATGGGTGATGATCGGGCGGGCGTCGCGGTCGTCAGCGGGCCACCAGAGGCCGTTGATATTAGCCAGGAGGGGATGCCGCGCACAGTAGCCGTCATCAACCATCAGGCCGCCCTCGCCTCTTGGCGCAGCAGCCGCGCAATGTCTGGAACTAGGCCGGTTCCATGGACGTGGATCGTCACGCCCTCAGCCTTCAGATCGAACCACGTCGTTCGGAATTCCGCAGCCTGCCGGAGCATCCACTTGGCGCAGGCGTATCGCTTGTCGCCTAGCGCGGCCTCTAGGATTTCCTCGCCGTCGTTCAGCGGTTGGGCATAGGCGTGGTGGGAGCCGTCATCGGCGTAGCTGGAGTCCATGCCGTAGACGTGGATCGTCTTGAAACCGGAGAAGTGCGCCAGCCACAGGGCGCGGAGGCCCACAGTAGATCCGCCGGGAACGAGGATGCAGGGCTTTTGGTTCGGACCCTCATCCCACCAGGGGGTGAGGATTTCGCGCATCTCCTCGCCGTCGCCCACGGCGTTGTGCCACAGCACGACCTCGCGGTCCTTCAGCGCATCAAACACGTCGGGATGGCATTGACTGGCGATGCAGTAGCGGATGCCCTCAGGCGCGTCCCTGACGAATTCCACGTTCTCAGCGCGGGCGTCCAACATGATATGGACGTCGGGCTTGACCCCGTTCTCTGTCAGGAAGCGCCAGGCGTTGTTGACGCTGACAATCCGGACGCCGCGACGGCGCTGCGCCCTGATGTCCGACAGGCAGTCACGCATTGAGGGAGCGCCGCAGACAATGGCGATGGACTTGCCCTCATCCTTGAAGCCCGTGAACCACTCCAGATCGCGCTGGACCGATGATCGGACGTTTGCCAGGCGGAAGTCTTGGCTCGTGTTGGCGCCCTTCATCTCCGGAAGCGACGTGAAGCCCCCGACCTTCCAGACGTTCGGAACCCAACCCCCTGAGATATCCGCCGGCTTGGGATGGCCGTGGAAGACCACCACCTTGGACGCATTCGGAGGCCAGGCCTCGGCGTGCATCCGGTAGGAGACGCACCAATCAGCGGGGAACGGGGTCCAGCCCCCAATCTCGGTGATCCACTCCTGATCGCCGCCGTTGATCTGGCCCTTGGGAAGCAGGGCCTCGGAGATCAGCGGGCCGGGCGAGCGGGTCGGGATGGTCGGGTCGAATAGGTCCCAGACCTCGGAGTGTTCGCCGTGGTCCCAGACCATGACCGACGAATTGTAGCAGGGCCATCCCCAGTCGCGGATGATGCCCTTGCGCTCGACAAGGTCCTCCAGCCGTCCGGTTATCGCCACGTCGAGATCGAAGTAGACGATCCTGTCGCCTCGCTCCCACGGCATGTCGGGCGAGAACAGCGCGACCTTAGCCCACCAGCCGGGAAGATCAGCCGGAGCCGGGATGGCGTTGACCCCCTCGGGGAGTTCGTCGGGGCGATCCGTCAGGCAGAACCACGCGCAAGGGTTCTCCAGATTGGAGGCGTTGCGCAGGACCATGTCGCGGAGGATTTCGACATAGGCCATCGGGTAGGCGGGGCCGACGTTGACGCAGACGAAGTTGACCCGCTGTTGCGGCGCCTGCCCGGCGATGGCCGCCTCGATGTCGGCGCGGGCGGCGTGAGAGATTGAGCCGCCCATCAGGCGTCTTCCCTTCCGAGATACGGCGCCCGCTTCCCGCGCTCGTGATAGGAGCGGTTGATCGACATTCGGATGAGGTGAGCCACATGGCGTCCCTCTGGACCCCATCGCTCAATCACGTTCAGAGCGGCGACCCCTTCAACGGTGTCGAACAGGTCAATGATTGCAGCGTCGCGGGTTGCGTTTTTCAATGCCCCCTCCCCGGAATGACCAAGCCCGGCGTCCCCAGCAGCTTCGGCTTGCGCTTCTGGGCGTCCATGAACCGCTTGGCGACGCCTATCATCAGCGCGGCCTCCTCCTCGGTCTTCGGGACCATGATCGTGCCCTCGGGGACGAACCGGATGCCTAGCCGCGTGGCGGCCTCGGTGAAGGTGCGGATAGCCGTTCGCGCCGCGTCTCGGAAGGCCTGGAGGGTGTAGTCATCCAGGGCCGCGAAGGTCTCGGCGGTCTCGTCCTCGCCGGAGCCAACGAAGACCGCGAAGGCAACCTCATCGACTAGGGCTTCGGGATCGAATGGGACGGTCATAGCACCAGAACCCCGCGCATATGAGGGATGACCTCAACCGGCAACCCGTAGACATGGCCGCCGTAGCCCGCCATCGCAGAAAATTCGAAGTGTTGAACCAGCGGCCCCGCAATGGTCGAGTCCCGCATGATCTCAGCCAACTCTTCGGCACCGATCATGACCTTGGAGGGGCGCTCTCCGTTCTGGAGGAAGAGTTCTTGATAAGCTCTCATGATGCGCTTCAGGGCCTCATCACCATCAAAGGTGATGCGCGTGTAGTAGGCCTGCTCCTCCGCGTGCTGGAGAAGGGCGTGGGTCCTCTGGAGAAACACCCAGGCGAGTCGCTGAAGTGGCGCCAAGAGACCCTTGGGCCGAAACTTATACGCGTCAGGCACGCGCATCAGAAACGTAGTTGGCCGATGGAACACCATAGAGACCGCCGGTTGCGGCCTGGAAAATGCGGTGAGCGTTTGGATTTTTGGCGTCGTCATGATGAGGCTTCCCCAAGCTTCGATGGCCCACTATCGGCCCGGCTTGGGTGTTCTCAGTGACGCGCTAGGGGCATGGAAAAGGGCGACGCCCGAAGACGCCGCCCCTCCCAAATCCACCGGACCTGAACTAGGCCAGGGTGGTGCGCTTGACGAAGAAGTGCTCGCCCGCCGCAGCGCCACCGGCGACATTGGCGGTCCAGCCGGCAGACCCGGCGTCCGTCGAGGCGGACCCCGCAGCGCCGATGATGCAGGTGGTGATCGAGCCGATGGCCTCGGACGCCTTGACGTAGAGGTACTCGTGGCCATCGTTGCCGCTCACGCGGGTCAGAATGGCGACGGCGGGGGTGGAAGCCTTCGAGCTGAGAACGAGCCCGAGGGTGGGGGTGGTGGCGAACACCGTAGTGGAAGCAGCCATGATTCAGACCCTCCTTAGGTCTGTTGGGCTGACCCGAAGGCCAGCCCGATTGAAGACCATCAGGTCTGGAAGATGACGCCTTGCAGCTCGCGGTTGGACGCCGTCATGTTGCCCATCCAGATGATGAGCTGCACGGTGGCGTCCTGGTTGATCGACTGGACCTTGTCGAGCGGGACCATGTTACGCTCGCGGTGGGGCTGCCAGTAGATGTAGTCGGTGTTGAGGAAGTACATGTGGTTCGTCGGGCAACCGCCGCCGATGCCACCGTCCGCAACCACGTCGGCGCCCATGTACTGGAGCGACGTGAAGCCGGCGTCGGCCATGTCCTTGCTGGTGATGCGCTGGATGGCCTGGAGCGACTGCCAGTAGAACTGGTAGTAGTTCGTGTCGGCCATGATCAGGTCGACCTTGTCCGATTGACGCATCGTCCGCATGTACATGGTGTTCATGCAGCGCTGGATGTTGGTCGAGGACGCAGCCGAGCCGATCTCGGACGTGGTGTTGAAGGTCTGGTTGCGCCAGAACGTGTAGGCGCCCTGGTTGATGCCACCCACGGTGCCGGAGGTGACGGTGTCGGCCACCAGCAGTTGGAGGCCGCCGATCTGCTTGCCAGACGACGCGGTGCCATCCGAGTACATGTCGGACGACAGGTTGTTCTGCATCGTCTTCTCCGCGACCTCGATGCGAGCTTCGAGAAGGTCGAGGATGGCGTCGGGACCGGAGTTCTGCATCTGCTCCAGGCCGCTGATGGTCACGGCGACGGAGGCTTGCTTCCAGTCGAACTCAGCCGCCGAGATGACGTCCGAGGGCGCCACGTTCAGCAGTTCGTAACCGGAATAGCGCTGGAAGGTGCTGTTCTCGGCGTAGGCAAGCTCACGAACGATGGTGCGACCGCCAGAGACGGGCTTCACCTTGCCGCGCTTGCTGAGGCGCATCAGCAGCGCGTTGTTCTTGCTCATGTTGTCGGCGATCACCCCACTGCGGTTGCGCAGAGTGGTGGTGACGATGTCTGAAAGGCCGGGAAAGGCCATCTGTCAGCTCCTAGCCCCGGATGGGGCATTAGCCGATCAGACCTGGGCGCCGTGCTCCTGCGCGGCGTTCAATAGGTCTGATCGGAGGTTTCCGGAGGAGCCGGCCCGTGGCGCTTGCGCGCCTGGTGCGGGGGCTCCGGTGACAGACCCGGATGCGGCTCTCGCCTGAGCGGACTTCGTTCGCGCGGCTTCTTCGGTCGCCTTCTTCGCGGCATCCACGCTGGACTGCTTTTGCAGCAGGGCGCGGATTTCCGGATTGGCCCACACCGCCCGGTCGTAAGCTTCGGACAGGGTTTGAGCCTGTCCGGTTTGCAGGAACGCCGCGACTTCGTTCTTCACGTTCTCGAAGTAGCGGTTTTCCGGCTTGCTCGCGAAATCGGCGATCTCGGCTTGTGCGGATGCGAGTTGGGCGGCCTCAGCGCTTTGCGTCTGCTGGGTCCACTGTTGTTCCAAGGTCTGGAACCGCTGCAAGACAGGCGCGAGGTGTTGGGACAGGGCGGCGTTGAAGTCCGGAGCCTCCTGGGCCTGCGCGTATGGCGCGCCCTGAGGAGCCGGTTGGCCGATCATCTGCCCGACATGCTGCACAAGCTGCTGCGGGGAATAGCCGTACGAGCGAGCGATCTGGAGAATGCCGTCGACAGGGTTGCGTTCGAGAATGCTCTGGGCTGCAAGCAGCGTCTGAACACCCGCGAACTCGTCCAAGCCAGCGATGGCCCACTTCTCCCGATGAGGCCCGAGGATCTCGTCGAAGCGGTTCAGCCGCTCACCCTTCTTGCCCCACTCGGCCTTGGCGGTCTGAACGGAGTCCTCAAGCTTGGAGAAGGCGTTTTGCACCTCCGGCTTGAGTTCCGACCATTGCGCCTTTACGGCTGCGGGCAAGGACGGCGGAATACGGATCGCCTCGGTTTGAGGTTCCGGTTCCGCCGGCTGCGCGGTATTGGTTTCGGCCTCAGGCGTCTGCGCCTCGGCCTTGGGAGCAAACCGGCCCGACTCGTCGCGATCTCGCGCGCCGGGGACCTTGTCGGCTTCGTTGTTCTCGTTGGTCGCCGCTTCGGCCTGGATGGGCTCTGCGGGCGTCTCAGGGGCCGCAACGGGCTCGATGGCGACTTCCTGGGCCTCGTCACTGCCGCCAGCCGACATGGCCGCCTGGAGGCTGTCTCTGACGCTAATGCTCTCACTCATATCGGCTTCCCCAATCAGCCTCGAAGTTGGTTGTAGGCTTGGCGCAAGGCCTCCCGGGGAGACGAAAGCGGGGTGGGTCGGCTCTCGACCCTAGAATTCCCGACTTCGATCATCCCGCGCGCCTTCAGATCGGCGCGGTATCGGCTCTTGCTGTCGTACATCTTCCGGTCCGCCATCGAGCGGATCGGGTCCATGGTGTCGGACTGGACGTAGAACCCTGCGTCCTGACCACCATGCAGCGGTTCGGCCAGGTGCTTTTCGATCACCTGACCATCACGGAACACGAAGGTTTCTCTCGCCATGGTCACATGATGACTGAGGCAGAGCCTTACTCAGTGAGCCGCTACCTCTGGCGTCTGGTCCTGAGCTTCGGCGTCGCGGCGAGGGTACTGAATCCGGTCATCCCCCACCGCCCATCCAATCCGGCCATGCTCCACCTTGCAGAGCGCGTATCCGACCTCATAGGCGGTGTCGAAGTTGTCATATTCGCCATGTTGGCTGACGCTGGCGGTTTCGGCTGCCTTCTCATAGCGCGTCACAATCCAGCGAGTGACGGGGCGCACGCGATATTCAATCCGGTCCATCTTGAGCCTTTCGACCCCCGCAAGGGCCTGAGCATCGGCCAAGCGCCGACCCGATCAGTATCGGATCGCAAAGGCCGTTCTCAGTGCTCAGCGAATGCCGAACCGCTTGGCGAGGTCGCCCATGCCGGACATGACGTTGCCAGGGGCCGCAGACATGGCAGCCGGAGCGCCCATGATGTTCTGGCCCATCTGCTGCATCCCATTGGCCACGTAGCTCTGACCTGGGTTTGCGGCCTCAAACGCCTTGCGGGCCTCCGCGATCTTTTTCATCTCGGAGAGGTCCGGCGATTGGCCTTGCTGGAGCGGGTCAGATCCCATGGATTGGAGGGCTTGAGCGAGGTATTGAGATCGTTCCATGGTCAGGCTCCAATCGCCGTCATGTAGCCATCAAGGGCGTTGTGAAGGATCGCCATCTCACCAGCAGTCAGGCCGGCTCCGAAGTAGGCGATGCTGATTTGCGCGGTGCTGAAATTCCCTGGGAATCCGTCAGCGTTTCGCGCCAGGAGAGCAAACACCAAAGTCGGGAGCGTATCGCTTGACGACGTAACCGTCTTAACCAAGGCGCCGGATTTATATATCTCGTATTCCGAGCCAACAGTGCGAACGACGCCGATATGGCCGACTCCGGTTGCCGAAACCGTATCGGCCCCGGTATCCTCGACCGTGTAAGACGTCGTTCCGTTCGTCGCGACAGACAGTTTCTTTACGCCGTCGCTGACGCCCAGCAAGACGCCGCTTCCGGCCGTCCGCATCCACGCACCGAAACTGTGATCGTTCCGCGCAAATAGGCTAGACGCCGAGGGGATGAAATTGGTGCTGATCGACCCCGTAGCGCCGTCTCCGGTATACCCACGGTCAGCCTCAAACGACGTTGACCCGGTCGGGTTTAGGGTAGAGGTCGCCGTTAGCCAGTTCAGAGCTGCGTCTGTTCCCGCCGGGGCCGCCAACACAAAGAGCCGGTCTAGCTTATCCCAAACGCCGCCAGTGATAAGCTTGGAGATCAGCGTGTTGATAGCGATTTTCCGCGCGAGGTCCGGCGGAGATGTCATCGCCGCGAAAATCGCCTCGCTCTCGCTCAGGAAATTGAGATCGAGCGAGCCCATCAAGAGGCGACGCATCATGCCATTTGCGACCCAAAGACGGCGCCATAGATCGTGGTCCCGCCGTCGTCGCTCACAAAGCCCAGGAGATGGACACCGTCTCCCAAAATCGGAGCCGCGCCGCCCGTCCACTTCACCGCAGCCGGCCAGGTCGGAACCGCCCCCGATGACGTGGTGAGCTTGAGCATGAAGCCCTGCGCCTTTGAGGCTGTCCAACCCGTCGTCGTGAAGGTGGAGTTTGTCGAAATCGACTTGGTGAACCACTCGCCCACGCTGGCGTCGATCTCCAGGGCGCCTAGAGCCTGAGGGTTCCCCTTGACCGATCCGCTCAAGGTCGCGCCGCCGGTGATCGTCGGGGAGGCCGCCGCAGCCGCGCCGATGTTAGTTCGCGCCGTCGCGGCGCTGGCGACCTCAGACAGGTTGTTGGCGACTTGGAAAACCGCCGACGCCGCCAGGGTCGCGACAGACCCCAGGCCCAGGTTCGCGCGGGCGCTGGATGCGCTGGCGAGGTCCGACAGGTTGTTGGCGACCGTCAGATATGTCCCGGTCAGAGACGAAATGATGGCGGCCTTGAGGGTCGCCCACGTCATCTTCTTCAGCGGGCCTCCAGTCGGATAGACGGCGACAAGGTCCGTATCGTTTACGGACGTCGCGGACGTGAGCTGGGAATAGTCTTTATCCGACATTCCAGCAGAATATGGCGTCGGGTCGGTTTCTCAGTGGGTCGCGCGCCTATACTGGCGGCGGGGATTTTGTCGCTCGCGCCTCTTCCTCTCGCGCCAGATCGCTCCATGACCTGTAGACCACGTCAGGCACGCCTAGCTCTCCGTCCCCGCTCACTTCAAACGCGGAGATGGTCTTTCCCGCCTCGTTCATGACGTAGACGCTGCCGTAGAGGCTGAACACCTCCCGATGATCGGTCGTCGCGCCCGGCTCTCGCAATTGCGTCACGGCCAATTGGGGACCGCGCGCAGTCGTGGGCTCGATGAACTCGACCTCTTGGACGTTGGCCAGAAGGCGATGACCGTGGCGTGGGTGGGCATCGTTGCCGCGAGCGGCGCACATGATCTTCACGATCAGACTCATGGTGTCTACTCCTGCTAACCGGCGCGATCTCTCCGCCGTGAGAACAGAATAGCGCCATGCTGAGGGTTCTCAGCGGGCCGCACCCAGCGCGCCTACACCCGATCCACTTTGGGCTGAAGCAGGGTTTCCACGGCCTCGTTGAAGGTCATCTGCCCGATGCCACGAACCTCTCCGGGCTGAGGCTTCTCGGGAGGAACGATGGCAGGGTGGGCCATGGCGATGGCGCGGCCCATGATGGCGGCCATGTCCACCTCTTCGTCATGGGGAGCGGTGGGGAATGCGTCATACTGATCGATGATCGCGTCACCCTCCGGGCCCTCCGGAACCCACACACGCCCCGACGCCGCCATGCCTTGGAAGGACTGCGCCTTGGCCGCTTTGTCTTGGCCATGGGGGCTCATGGGCTCAATGCGGGTCCGAACATCTTCCTCCCGCATCCGCTTCATGATGAAGGGGGCCGCCGATTTCCAGTTGTTGTCGTCCTCGGGGAACCAGGCGAAGGGCTCGTGCTTGCGGATTAAGCCGCTGTAGACTGGTCGGTTTGGGTCTCGCCCCTGGTCCTTGAGGTTCCCGACGATGCGGTCTGCCGTCAGGTCCATCGTGGCATGGTGATTGAACCCATCCAGCAGATATAGGTCCCCAAGATGATCCACACCCCACACGCGGCAGCCGGAGGGGTCGTTATCCTCGCTGTCAGTCGGCGCATGGTCGCTGGTGAGGTACTTGCGGAGGTTGCGTGGCTCATCTCCCAGACGGAAGCGGCGGAACCAATCACGCTTGAGGAACATCCCCGCCGCCAGCCTGATCTTCCAGTTGCCGCCTAGCAGCCGCTCTCGTTCCACCTTGGGCAACGACATGAGATTGGCCAGATAGCCCGGATCAGCCGCCATTAGAGCGGCGTTGTCCGTCAGGTTGGCGGGGACGAACGTGACGCTCTTGGGCGGAATTCCTGGGTGCTGAGCCTCCAACTCCTCAGGCGTGTCGGCCCAGATCAGCGTGTCGTTGATCCGAACAAACCAGCGCAGGACCCCGGCACGCTCCTTGATCGGCAAGCCGGTGTCTTGGTCAATCCACCACGAGATGAACGTCGCCACCCAGCTATCAACGTCTGGGTTCGTCGTCGCTCGGATATAGGGCCGCACACCGCACATGGATCGGTTCCGGCTGACCATGTACCAGAACTGCGAAGCGCTAAAATGGGTCAGCTCGTCAAAGCAGATCAGCGGGATTTGCGATCCCTGCCAGTTCAGGACGGTCTTATCGTGCTCTAGGTGGGCAAAGCTGATCGTGGCGCCAGACGGGAAGTCCCAGGCCAGCACATGTTCCTTTGGAGCGGCCCCCAGCAGCGGGTAAAGCTTCTCGCTCTCATCCCATAGGCCGCCCTCGTTGCGGACCTGAACAGTTGTTCGGCGAAAGAACACCGCGCCAAAGGCTCCGTTCGACACATGCCGCAGCGGCTCCATAAGCAGAGCCCACGTCTTCCCTCCCCCGGCAGCACCCCCATAGATCGCGATATCCGCCGGGCTCGCCAGGAAGTCCTGTTGAGGTCCGGCCTGGGGTCTGATGGTGACGTGTTCGCTACCGTCCATTGTCGGGGACGAAGATCGTCACGAGAGCCTGCGTCTGGATCGGTCGGTCGCCTTCAGACCCACCCGTCAGCGCCACCTTATCGCCGTAGCGCTTCGGGTCCCACTTCGCGAGCAGCTTCAGGTCTGTGTCTATAATCAGCTTGTCGCGCTGAACATCGCCAGAACTATCGCCGCCATCGTCCGCCGTCTTTCCGCGCGCGGTATTGCGTAGACGGGCTGAAATCAGGTCATAGCCGTCATCCCTCGCGCGCGCGTGCGCGATGTCTAGCGTTTCGTCGGAGCGGCACCATTCCCGCCATGTCGAAGACGTCGGAAGATGATCGTCTCTGCAAATAACGGCCAGCGGCTCACCGCTGCTAAGCCTACGCAGGATTTCCGCCTCAACACCCGGTGTTCGTTTGGATGGCTGAGGCATCACACTCGTCCGAACGCGGAGAAGTTCACGGGGTCTTTGCGATAGCACTCGCGCATACACTGGATAGCGAAAGAGGACAGTTGCCCGCGCTTGTGGCCGTCGAGGAGGCGGCGTTTGATCTCCTTCAGCCGGAAGGCGTCAGGATCGTCCGCATATCGAGCGTTGAGGGCTTTGGCATTGAGACTGCGTTGCTCTTGAGAACAGGCGGGCTGATCGCCCCCGTCTGCGATGTTGAGCAGGCGAGCCCCTAGCGCCCGCCCCCAGGCGATCAGCTTGCGCTCCTCATGGCGCCAATCTGCGGTGACACTCAGAACGCGTATGGTCGGCGTCAGGCCGATAGAGCGAAGTTTGCGAATCCAGTCGTATACTGGCGTCCGTCGTCTCGCCTCCCGAAGGTGGCCAGCTAAGCGACGGTTCGCGTTCTGCGCCTTGCCGATACACCTAACTTGATCGTCACGCGGGTCGATGAGCGCATAAATCTCCGCTTCACCCATTCCCCGCCTCCATGACCGCCGTAGCCCTGCGCTTTTCCCACAAGGCGTCGTGGCGGGCGATCAGGGCTGAGGTGACGCGCTGGCCGTATTCGATTTCCCCCTTCGCAAGCGCCAGGGAGAGTTCGGGGAGAACCTTCATCGTGATCTCGTGGAAGGCTTCGAGGTATTCTGGGTGGGTCATGCGAGCCTTAGTGTGCGGCTTTCGCGGTCTTTCTCAGCGGATTGCGGCTTGGCCGTCTGAGGGAGAAGGCGGGTAGTTGGGGTAATGTCATCGACTGCACACCCAGGAACCTCGACCTCGGGGCCGTGCCGTAGGAGGACGCTCGCCATGGATCTGAGGGCTAGGCGGCACTCTTCCGTTCCGATGTCTGTCAGAGTGTAGCCGATGTCGTCAAGTTGGCCGCCGCTATCCAGGCTCTCCGGCTCCATGATCTCTCTAAGGACCCTGACGCGCTCATAGACGGCCTGTCGGGTCGGGGGGCGGTGGGAGTTGAGCAGAGCCTTCATCTTGCGTGTCGTGATGCGCTCGTTGGGGCGCTCATAGAGCAGGATGAGGATGTCCGCGTGCTCCACGCTTACGCCGAAATACTCGCAGAACGCCGCGCGGAGCAGTTCCTTGGAGATACCGTGAATCCAGCGGGTCATATTTTCGACGCGTCCCCGATAACTGATTGAGGTATATACTGATTTGCCGGTTTGCTAGATCAGTTTTCCAGTCCCTCCGATGTGGAAAAAGCCGCAGTGCGGGCAGTGGTAGCTGTTGAGAGTTCGCATCCGGCGCTTACGGCGCTTCTTGGCTCCGTTCTGCCGGCGAGCCACTTTGGCCGCGACTTGCGGAGAGGCGAATTGGGCCTTCCCTCCACACTGGAGCCAGGCCGGGCGATTGTTCCGGTAGTCGGTCACTGTCTATCGCCTTTCGGGGTGGTTTTGAAGAAAGCCCAGATGGCCGCAACGGCTGTCGCCATGACGATGAAGGCGGCGCACCATGCGGGCTCGTCCTGGGTGACGGCGGCCAGCAGGCAGACAGCGATGATCCAGCCGAACGCTGCGTCCATCACCCCTCCTCCGTCTTGGGTTGGGAGGCTTGGATCATGGCTGCGTAGACCTCCTCCGCACTCGCAAAGGCCCGCCCACATGTCGCATGGGCCGCGTAGTGGGCGTCGATCATCGCCTCTGTCGGATCTCTCGGCACAACAGCGTATCCAGCATCATGGATGGCTTGGAGGGCGGCTTCCATCTTCTCGATGGCCTCGGCCTTCCTTGCGGGGGGCAAGTCCTCCCAGCTCCAGCCGCCGATCTTCACCCGGCGCACGTCGTGACGACGCTTCGCCATCTCGGCTATCTTGGTCTTCAGGTCATTGGTCATTGGGGTTCCTTTGGGGAGGTCGCTGGGCCATCGTCAGTCTCGTGGCATTGGCGCCAGAGTTCGTTGATGTCGTCCTCGGTGCCACCCTCGTCTTCTTCCTCTTCCTGAAGGTTGAGGGCCATGAGCGTGCAGTGCTCGGCAAAGACCGCCCAGCCATTGGCCACCGCCAGTTGCGCGATCTGATCAATGCCGTCGCAGACTCTCTCGTAAGCGGCGTCCATCAGGGTTCCCGCTGTGAACTTCGCGGCATCGCCAACAGCTAGGAGCGCGGCGACGGTGAACGTCTTGCCTTCGAATGAGGTCATGGCCTTACTTCCTTCCTTCGTTGTCAGACTGTTCTCTTCGGTTCATCAGTTCGCGCATCATGGGGGTTAGGCCGAGACAGCCACGATGAAGACCCAGAGGGCCTTGAACGCGACGTGGAGCGCCTGATCGGTGTTGATCCCGATCCGGCCCCGGCACTTGGCGTCGTCAATCAGGAAGTGCGCGACAACCTCGGCAAGCCCCAGCCACCAGTTGCCGGTGATGACGCCCACGAACCCGCCGTGGATGACGGAATGAGCGCCCAGCGCGTGCCACCAGGGGAACCCGGGGATGGGAGCGGTGCGGTTCTTCGCCTTCGCCAGAAAGTCGCCTTGCAGCGGGTAGTCCGCCAGCGCGTGCCCGAACAGCAGGAGGAGGAAAAGCTCGATCATGCGTTCTCTCCCCTCTGCCGCTTCATCAGCTCTCTCATCTGAGGCGTAAGGCCGGTCTCGTCAGCCTTGCCGTGGGTCGCTGGCATGGGAGGCGGCTTGGCGGCTTCGATCCGCTCCATGTTCTTCGCCTTGAAGCTTTTCAGCATCGCTGCGACCTGCGCCTTCTCCTCATCGGTCGGGGTGTAGGGAGCCCGCTCCTCGGACTTGGGCGCTCCGAGAACCGCAGCCGTAGCCCGCTCGAACGCCTTCACGGCCTTGTTCGGCGTGTGTTGCGAAAGCTCCAGCAGCTTGCCGGGCTTGGGCATGAACTCCGACGCCGGGTTGGCGACGTAGACCTTCATGGCCGCCTCCAAGGCCGCCCAGGTGACGTTGGAGAGCGCGTCGTAGTAGTCGGACCACCAAGCCGCCCATTCCTCCGCCGAGCGATCCGGCTGAGGGTACAGGGCGAAGCGGCGCCCGATCACGTCGCGGATCCCCGCCTGTCCGGCCAGTTGCAGCGCGGCGGCTTTCAGGATGGGCAGGGCGCAATGAGCCTCGGTGCGAAGCTCGGTTCTGGCCGCGATGTCCATCGCCGCGATCTCGCCGTCAGGAGCGTCTTCCAGCAGCCATTTCAGACCCGGCGAAAGCACGGGCGAGATTGGCTTCGCGGGCAAGTCGCTTGTCGTCAGGTCGCGGGACATGGTGGTTCTGTGGCCTCAGCTCGATGATCGGGGTTTCGGAGGGTTGGTCTTCCCAGCTTCCTCGGTTCAGCCAGGTGGTGGGGTGCGGGATGTAGCCGTCGATCCAGGCGCGGGACTGCTTCGCGCGCTCGACACCGGCCAGGATGGCGTCGGCGGGTGGGTCGGGGCCCGTGAAACCCCGGCAGGCCTTGGCGTAAGCCTTCTCAGCCGCCGCCTTGCCGACCTTGTTCGGATAGGCCTCCCAGAACCGGGCAAACCCGTTCGGCTTGGCGAAGGCCGCTTGCCTCGCGTGCGTAGTTATATCCGGGTGAGTATGGGTGGGTGGTGGGGGGGTCTGGGGGGGAGGAGGGCGGGAAAGAGAGGGTTCGTCACGCTCGTCACGCACCGTCACGGTGACATCACGTGATGTCACGTGACTATCGCGGTCTCGCTTGGCTTGCTGGCGCGCGGCGTCCTTCGCTCGGCGTGCAGCCAAGGCGTCGGCCTGGGTCGCTTCATGCGCCTCGACAGCCGCGAGGATGATGTCAGGCGTGGCGCCCGCATCCCGCAAGGCTCTGACGATGGCGCTGATGCTCACGCGCCCTCCAGGGGCCGATAGACGCGATACCGCTCACCGTTCGGAGGAACCTCGCCGGGCTCGGCCTGGCGCTCGTGCACCAACGCCGACAGGGCTTGGCTGATGATGTTCTCTTTCTCGCCTAGCAGGGTGGCGAGCGTGGGCGCCGCGAGAGGCTTGTTGGACAGCTCGGCCATGATCCTGTCGCCAATCGAGATCGGGGACTTCGGCAGCGGGCGCTTGAAGGCGACGGGCGCTTGGTTGAACTTGGCGACGCCGCAGAAGTCAGCAGCCTTGGCCGCGCCTCTGGCCTTCAGGAGCGCCGCAGCAGCCGCGCTGTGGGGCCGTGGGGCCGACAGTGGCCGCTTGGGTGGTCCTGCCGCTGCTGGGGGCGCTGGGGGCTCCTGAGCGGGCTTCCACGTCACATAGGGGGCGACGGCAAGTTCCGCGGCTCGGGAGGCTTGCCACCAAATGTCGGTCGCGTTCTGCTTGGCCTGATAGGCGGACGACTTGCCCATCTTGAGCGCGGTCATCACGACGGTCGGATAGACGTTGGCGGCGGTGGCGATACCGAAGACGGCGCAATTCAGGCTGCGGCGCTTCCATCCCGACGACGTGGTGACCGCGGCCTCAGGATCGTCGCCATAGACCTTGCAGGCGGCAACGATGGCGCGGGCGATGATCTCGGGATGGGTGGGGGAAAGCTGGGTCATGCCGCCACCTTCGGGCTGATGATCAGGCCAACCCAGCCCATCCCGCTCTGGGAAAGACGGTATCCATAGCCGGGGACGGTCTCGATCAGGTCGGAGCCCACCAACTGGCGAATGCGCCAGATATGGACCTTGAGGCATTGCCCGCCGACCCCT